GGGCTATTTTCATTCATTGTTCCAACAAAAATCGGAATTTCCTATTATATTAAAATAAGACACAGCCTTTCGCCATGTCTTCCGGTACTTTTGGGGAGGTCAGGAACGTACCCTGACAGGACTTCTCCCCGATATTCAATTAGCTTCATATGTTCTCCTTAAAAATGCGCATAAGAAAACCACCTACCGAAGTAAGTGGCTTTGATTATTTAAGATTCAATTCTTCTTTTAATTCTCCAAGTGTATCTTCTGCTTTGTAAGTCTCACCCTCTTCAACGTGTGCACTACTTACACTCCTATATGCGTTAGATATTTCCATCAATACCAATGAGTCGCTTATGTTCTCCTCGTCAATTTCCTCTTTGATTTCTTCAGCTCTATCACTGATATCCTCTAATTTTTCGTAACAGGTATCTTGTGTCATCTTTCCTTGTATATAATCATCCAACGCATCACATGCCTCCACACCTAAATTATAAACATCCCAGCTTACATCAGAAGGTTTCCCTCCACATCCTACCAGAAATACACAACTCGTCGCTGCTACTAATACCATACTTAAAATTTTTCTCATTCTTGCCCTCCATATCTCATCTCACACCAAAAACCATTTTAAGTATATACCAGGAACTATACAAATGCAATAATTTCACTCACGCAATCTCTTTTCTACATATTCCTTCCAGCGATTATTTCTCTGTTCTAGTGTCATTTTCTTCTGACCATCCTTCCTGATCTGATAGAGTTTCTTCATCTCGTTATAAAACGCTCTCTGTTCCTTCGGCATGCCGGAAACACTTACTTGACGGTAGAACATGATTTTCCCCATCTTTGTGTTGTCATTTAGTGATTCAAACAAGGACAAGAATTTCCACCAGTGCATCTCTTCCTCTCCCAAATCAATCCCATACTGCTCTTTAAATGCACTATATATATACCTTGCATCTTGCACAAATGAGTAGGCTGGTTCTTTAGAACGATACCGCTTATAGCGCTCTTTCTTTTCCTCTTTCAGCTCTTCTTTCTCTCCGCCGCACTGATAAAACCACAATATTTTTTTTATTGCCTCATTAAGATCATTCGGAATTTGCGGATAATAAAGGAGAAGCATCTTCTCATACTTCTCCCTCTCATCCATGATTTCATTTTGCAAAAGCTCTTCCAACTGAATCCCAATCCGAAAATCGGTTCGTATTGGATATTTAACCCCTAATACCTCTACAGTATCTGGGAGTTTTCCAAACATCATGATTTCCTTCATGACACTTACCCCTTCTTTGCATCCCCTGTCAATGTTTGCATCTTGTCCTTTATCTGAGGGGTGACATAATTTTCATACAGATGCGTCATATCATCCAATGCATCGAGACAGGTTAATAAGTCAGTCTCTTCTCCAAGTATCTGTTTTGAAGAGCCCTCTCCAAACATACTGTCAATGTAATCAATCACCGCCTGACACTGCTCCCTGATTCCTTCCGCACCAGTTTCTAATGAGCCAGCATTTTTCATTCTTTCAATCGCATGGTTATATCCACACTCATACCTTTCTGCCACATCCGGATTCAACAAATCAGCACTCAGTTTCACCCCAAGAATTTCTACTTCTAGCATTCTCATCTTACGTTTTCTCCCTCTTCCGTTTTTCCTACTTTTGCCTTGCCAATTTGCGCGCTGTCAATCAAGGCGGCATCTTCCGCTGAATATATATACTCTGTCGGATTCGCACCGATCTTCTTGAATTCAATATCCACTGCTGATGACTCGCCAGCATTTCCGGATCCATCACTGTTTACAATGATTGAAACCTGACCTTTCTCACCTTTTCCATTCAGAATGTTAAAGTATACATACTCTACAACTACACCGTTTCCGGTTCCATACTTTTTCGCATGCGATAAGCAGAAGTCCTGTGCTTCATCTCCGATATATCTGTCTCCGGTAACAGTAAACGAACGCTGTGTACCTGTCTTCATTGTAGTTTGTCCTGCACGAATATATTGCTTGTCTTGTGTAACCGGATTCAACTGAGCATCCAATCCAGCGATTCCCATCTGTACAACTTCAAAATCTTTTGCCTTAACAACTTGATCTGCCCCTTCTTGTGTATTAATAGCAAATACATAGTCATCATTTGTTACCCATCCTTCATACTCTGGTTTCGGTGCATAATCTTTCATTAATTCACTTAGTTTCATTCTCTTATCTCTCCTTTTCAAAATAAAGAACCCGGCACTGTATCATGTACTGAGCCAAGTTCTCTTCTAAATTTACAGTTGCAAGGTTTGGCATATTTTGCAACGTCTCCACTGCCTTAATCTGACACTCATTTCCAAAGTCTGGTACATTTCCCTGTCTTTTTTGTTTATCAATCCAATCCATCAGCTCTTGTGCAGCATTCATAGCTTCCACATTTGTATCGTCCGAATCAGGCGAATAACGCCATGTCAGAAGAATTGTAAAACCATACTCTTTATCCGCCGCACGGACGTACCGTTTTACGATTTTCCCCGAATAATTCGTCAAAAAAGACACTGTTCCCGGTGAATCCTTTGCAAAATTAAAGAACGGACTACCTCCAGCCAGTTCTTGTACGCCTTTTTCAATAAATTGTATCATTGCTTCATGCCTTGTCATAATCCACCCCTTACATAAGCTTGTATTGCTTTCTCATAATCTTTTCCTCTTGCGATCATCATAGCCTTTTCCCAATGAGAAGCTGCAAGAGGATGTCTCGATTTACTATATTCTAGTGGTTTGTTTGTAAGTACCTTGCTTTCTCCTTTTGTTGCCCAAGGACTTCCCGTTATCCTTGATACCATGAGCATTCCTTCATGCTGGAATCTTGCATAAGGGGACAAATAATGAACTACTCCCTTATCCCCTTCTACATAAGTTCTCACGTTCCTTGCAAGAACCAAATTCTTTGCTGGTACATATGGATTCATAAGACGTTTCGCTTCATTCGCCATGAATAGCAATGTCCTGTCTCCTCCAGTTGCTTCTTTCGCAATTTTAGAAATCGGCTTATTCCACTTGAAATCCATTTTCACATTATCTAGCCTCCTAACCTGTAATGCTTTCCAGCTAATGCATGTGTATTGTCTGATATTGCAGTAATTCGGAAAGCCTCCGGCTTATGCTTGTTCAAAATCTGCGATGCTGTGGCTGCTCCTGTTCCAGTAATTTCTTCACGACATTCTCCTTTGATTACAATATCGTTTTCAGAAAGCGTGAAATACTGTTCTCTTTCTGTTTCCTCTAAACTGCACCACTCACGATAAGGCTTGTATTTCAAAGATTGCGGAATCCGCACCGTATAGCCATTCGCCATCTGTAGCCCTTTCCCATTCTCTTTCAAACCAATCACATTCTTGTAAAAGCAATTGTGAAGTACATGACAATACCATATATCTTTTTTATCAGGATTATCCCCCGCCTTTAAGCAATTATAAATAGTAATGGTCTCTTTATAATTTGGATTCAATCAGTTCACCCCGCAATACAATAGACCCGTTGGTAAAAGCCAGTTTAGGACGCTATCTGTAATCCTTTTCCTCAATGCCCTCTCTGACATATCTGTCGTCTTATATGTTGCCGTTTCTCCATCATTTCCATAGCTTTGTAAAATCATTCCATTCTCACCTTTTGCAGATTCAAATTTATACAATTTCTCAGCTATATCACAACAACACATTCGAACTTCTTCAGGAATTATTTCTAATTTTTTTATCCTGCCAAACGTTTGTCTGTCAATCTCACGCGATGCACACATAAACCAATACGAAAGTGTATTAGTTGGTATTACCGCATCCCTCCCAAGAAGGTATTCTTCTCGATAAAAGTCTTTGTCTGCATAACATGTCAATGTTATCCCTCCCTATGAACTTGCCATAATTCCAGCAGCTTTCAGAGAATCCAACAATGCCTTAAATTCTGCTTTTGTAACGTTCTCGCCTGCCGCCTCAGCCACAAGTGAAGCCAGCTTGACTCCTCCGAGAGTTGTCTTATTCGCTACTGGCAACGTATAACTCGGTCCAGCTGGACCAGGATCACCTTTCTCGCCTTTTGCTCCTGCTGGACCTTGCGGTCCTACTTGTTGATTTTGTACTCCCTGCTCTAATTTATTCATTTTCTCTGCAGTGATAACATCTCCATCACTCCATGTTGTTGGTGCATATGCCATAATATATTCCTCCTATTTTAATTTAATTTTCCTACTTTTGCCTTACCAATTTCCCCGCTACCAATTAAGGCTGCATCAGGAGCGGGTACTATTCCCCCGCTTTGCATGAACAATAGATGCCAGCCAGCTTATTCTCATAGCAATGTGCATACAGATTATAGTTTCTGTACTTAAATACGTGAGAATCACCATCTTGATCCTGATCTGGACTGAAATATTTAACAAACTGTTCCATTGCAGAAACAACCGCTGATTTTTCCACACAAAGGAAGTTGATTTCTTTTCCGTCTGCTGCTTTTACAAATCCATACTCCGTTTTTCCATCTTTTAAATCAATCTTTGTGTACATTCTCGTCTGTGGCACTTTGATTACTTGGGAAAAGCGGTTTAACACACCTTTTGATTTGTACGATTCCATGTCGTCCAGCATGCCAAGAAGTGTTGGTGTAATAAACAAAATTCTGTTTCCTTCCACAACCTCGTTTTCATCCATTTCATTTGTACATGCGCGTAGAGCTTTTATTACCGCATCTCCTGTATCTAATGTCTCTTCTTTCTTTCCAATTCCTGCTGTCCCTGCAATCTTCGCAATTCTCGCCGCATCTGTCTCAGGTGCTACATGAAGTCTCATAAACTCTCCTGACAGCTTTGCAAATGGAAGTCCCAATGATTCCGCATTGTCCAAACGGTCAATTCTTAAATCCTGCGAACGTTCCTTATCGTATTTCACAGTTTCCCATGTCAAAGTTGTATTTCCCTTTGTGTATCCGCTTTTTCTGTCAAAATTTCCAAGAGCTGACATATCAAGTTTTGCAATCTTGATTTCTCCGTTTCCGCCTTTTTTCGCAACTGTTTCGTCTCCATCAAGTACCGATGTCTTTGCCTCTGCCTTGTACTTTTCATCTAACATTGGCAGATAAATTGTTGATAATTCAATGTTATTCATTCTCTTCTACCTCTCTTTTCTTATTTTTCTTCCGGCAATCCCATTGCTGCACGAATTGCTGTTGTCTGCTGATTTCCATTCTCTCCACCTGTTGGACCAGTTGGATGGTTGATAGGTTCATCTACGCCAAATAGAAAAGCATTTTCTTTTTTCACTGTTTCAAATGCGGCTGCAATATCAGCACCCTGATTCTGTGACTTTTTCAATGATTCCACATCTAAATACGGCATAACTGCTTTTAAAGCTCTTGCTCCTGCTTTTTTAGCCGCTTCCTGCAATTTCCCTGTAAATTCGTAATTCGCTTGAATATCAGCCTTTTCCTGCTCAGACTGTTCAAACTTTGTCTTGTACTCATTTACTTGCGCTTTCACATCCTCATAATCCTTGAATCCTTCAATTGTCTGATTCGCTGTGTCAAGCTGCTGTTTTGTTGTTTCTAATTCCTGCACCTTCGTATCAAATTCTGCTTTTGAAATATACCCTTTTAGTGTTTCATTCCAAGAGGATACAATCTTCTCTGCCTGTTCTTCTGATACTCCTAGTGCAATCAACTCTTCTTTCTTCATTTTCTCGTACTCCTTTCTTCCGTTCTTTTACGTCTATCGGAAAAAGACAATAAAATAAGACGCATAACCCTGCGCCTCAATGGGAGATGTTTGGATCACCGCCTTTCTATGGATATCCTCTTACCGTCAAACATAAGCACGTCTCCGACTTTTGCAATCTGATCACCTATCCTCACCCCCTTTCAATTTTGATATTCCATCATCTATGTGATAGACAAATTTTATCGAATAATAATTAATGCGGGTAGTCAGCCACTTTGGCGCTAACATATCCGCATCTTTTGGTACTGTATAATATTGTTTCATAGGCATCCACCTTAAAAATGAGTATAAAAATACCACTCACTCCGAAGAATGGGTGGTATCTATACAACTGCTTTCATTGCTCTATCGTATTCAATCTTCAATTTTCTTTTGAAATCCTCAATTTCTTCTGGTTTCATACCTGGTTCTCCTAATGCACATATATAAGGGGTTTCATCATTCAGTATCTCTGTTGCTCTTGGCTGTTCCGCATACATTTCATCATAATGCACAATCAAAAGACCTTCTAAATCACAGGAAAAATCATAGATATCGTCTGGCGTATTATCTAAAAAATCTTTAATATAATCCATCATTTTTTCAAACATTTTTCCATTCCCCTTTCAAGTTTTTACTTCGCACGACCGATACTATATCTTGAGTATTTTTGTTCTTTATTACTACCAATTGTCTCTCTGCATCGAAATATATCAACTTGCTCTCACCTTCTGTATATTTCGGCTTCCCTTTAATAAACTTCACCAGTTCTTCCTCTGTAACAACCGGAAGACCCGGCTTATTTAACCTTGGAAGTCGACTCAAAGCGTGAACCGACAAATAAATATCTTCCTCGCTAAATCTGTCGTATGCTTCTTTTGATTTCTGCTTAAACTCTGCCGTCCAGTCCTTTTTATTGATTTCCGAGTAAGTATCAACTTTCTTGCTCAAAATTTCAAATTTCTTAGGATTATTGTACTTCATCTGACGGAAATCTGCAAGACTTCCCGCATCGTCTCCGATGATATTTTTGTACCGATAATACTGTTTTGAATCTCTGTCAGCATTCCGAATCATATCAGAAATGTACCGTGCATTTTGTATCTTCGTATTCGTTGCTATTCTCCCACGCATATCATAATATATACGCTCACGTTCTTCTGTCAGACCCATCTTTCGGCAGAATCTTGAATATTCATTGAGCTGTCCTTGATATTTTGCTTTCGCAATCATGATATCATCCTGATCAGCACCGCCACGCTTTAATAGCTGCACTTTTTCTCGCTGTGCTCTCATACATGTTTCCATCTGTCTCTGACGCTGTTTTGCTTCATACAAGGTGTATTCTTTGTCGTTAAATGTCTTTGGAGTATTCTCCTTGCGATTCTGCTCTTCCAACCACTCGTCAGTCCAGTTTCTTGCAGATATCCCAAGAATAAAAGGATAATAAGTGTGATAACAGTTTGCTCCAAGTAATCCGGTAACACTTCCCAGTCCACATACAGTTCTAAGCTCTTCTTTGCTCCAAACTCTTCCTTGCCACACCGCATGAGTTGGACGGGCTCCAGCATGCCATTCCACCTCAAAATGCTCTGTTCCAAGTTTTTTAGCGTTCATTTCGGATATTTTTCCAGACAATTGTGATACCCCTGTCATAACCGCTCTACGTGCTGCCACATCAACTCGGTTTGCTCTGCCAGATGCATACTCTATCTGTCTCAGTCCGCTGTTAGTCAGCTGCGTTACAACTCTTCGTAAGACACTGTTATAATCAAACGCCCCAGACACAATATCCATACAGGCAGCATCAAGATACTTTTGATAAACCTGTGCAAGTGGTGTAAGAACCTTTTTCCCGGTTCCATAATCAAGATAGAAACCAAGAGACTTTGTAATATTCTGCAACTCATCTTCACTCTGACGAATCAGAGCTTCTGTAATCTGCTGCAACTCCTCGTTATCCTCAAAAGGGGTAAACTCTGCATTGATCTGTTCGTATACGTCTTTATTTCGAACATATTCCCAGTCAATGACTTTATCATACAGTTCAAACATCTCCGGATAGGATTTATTTAGAGTCTCTTTTAGCATTTTCTCGATATCTTCTGAGGAATACCCTAAAACTCGTAACCGGTTTATCTGCCAGTCTGCTGTGCTTGTAATTTCCCCAGTTTGTCTGATTCGTCGAACAATATCTTCCATGATCCGCATTTCCAAATCAGAGAAGTGTTTCTCAATCTGACTAGATAATTGTTTCTTGTAATCTTCCCTCAATCAGATCACCTACTCCATGACATTATTCTGCGCCGGTACATTCGCTTTTGCAGTTGCTTCGTCTTCGTTGTACCACTTCATACGATATTCCCAGTGATGCATGAATCCTGCTGCTACATCCGCCATATCCTGTTTTCTTTCAGCCTCTTCATCTGTCAGAATAGAATCATTGAACTTACAGTTAAATTCATATTTAGAAGTATATAATCTATTGTAAAACGCAAAGCCTGTTACTAAATCTTCCAGACATGCCTTTAACTTATCCTGTATTGCTGTTACTCGATTGTATTTTCTTGACTTTGATGCCTTGATTTCTGTTGCCGTTTTATCCACATATTGCACATCAGACAGATCTCCGTAAGCCAATCCTACAGAAAACTCAATCTGCCTATAATACTTTTCCAAACCGTTAATGAATCCTTCTTCTCTTAACTCTGGAGAAAATTCTTTGAAAAGTTCAGCGTCTTTTCCTGCATCAAGTTTAAAACCGCGATATAATCGTTTATTCAGCTTTGCAAGAAAACCTTTACCCTTTCCATTTGCGTTATTTAATGCACGATCATCTACATGTATCGCACGCTCTCCCGATTCAAATTCCCAGTCAAGTCTTGCCCCTTGTACGTCTGCCTTTTTAATACGTTCAACAGCAGATTCAAAAATAGATACCCCGCAAGGAGAATCGTCAATTTTATTTTTTAATGGCACTCTGAAATAGCCAAAATCCATCTCCTTCATACCGTTGTACGTAACATCTTCCGGGTAATTCTCCCATTCTTTCACATATGCAAGCGGGATTTCCATGCCAACCGTACTTGGTGATGTACTCTTATAGGCTTTATTGCGAATCCGGAGATTTCCGCCTCTGATATCATGCCTTTCTGTTCTGATGTAATAATTCGATACGCCACGTCTTTTCACTTGAATAAACATGCAATCATCAGGCTTTCCAGTATCATCAAAGTGAATCGGTATAAACTTATCCGCGGTAACATACTCGACTTTATCAGTCCCTATCGGTTTAATGATAAAAGAGCCAAGCGCAAGTCCATCTTGAAGATTCTCGTTCAAATCTTCAATCACATTCTGCAGAATCTCATTCATTTTTTCATCGTTGACCGACACTTCCATTTCGTTCAAAACAACATCTGCAAATTCTCTGCAAATCCCCTGTTCAATGCGTAGTGACGTGATATAATCACTGTTTTTACACCAAGGTGCATTCCCAGCAACCATTGAATTCCATTCATTTATCTTAACTGACATCTTCTCTGTTAAGGCGACCTCTCCGCCGACCAATCTCTGTACTGTAGTCATCGTGAACATCTGTGTCACCCCCTTAATCCAATTCCATATTTTTTCAATCATCTTCCACCTCTTGTATCAGATATTTCATATCTCGTTCTATCGTGTATTCAAATGCATCCAAACTGTCGATATCTGTACTGCCATCATCCAAGCGTTCGTCTTTGTCTTTTACTTCTTTATCCCATACTGCATCAGATAGAGCCGTTTGTAAACTCTCGCAATCTTTTGTAATAAAAAACCGCCCTGCTCCCATAAGCCTGACGGTACATCTGATTCTGTCATTTATCGCTGCTTTTCTTGCCTTGCGAACCGATATCCACGGAAACTTTTTCTCTACTGCATTGCGAATAGAATTGCCAAGTACAGTCTCTGCATTATCGTAGTAAACTCCTTCTACGTTGCAATATCTCACATAATCTCCATGTTTGTCGATAACCGAATATTGATCAATCACTTCCTGTACAAACTCACAAAACAACTTGTCCAGCATATTGCTGTCGATATCCTCATTTTCATCCTTTGCCATGATTCTGCGGGACTTTAGCGCAATCACGCCCCTGTAGTCATCTGTATATCCTCTTGCAACAAAGGAGTGCCCGGACTGGTTTCCACCAAAGTCCAACCCTATTTCGATTGATACAATATCTTCTTTCCGGAATTGCTTTACTTCCGGATCATCTTTCAGCTCATCCACCACTTCACATCGAAACGCATCCGGATTGTCTGCAAACCGTTTATAAATTGCTCCATCTGCCCTCTTCCACAGACCAACAATTAAACGGTCGTAATAAATTGTACCCTCATACTCTTTGCAGAGTTGCTCAACAAATTCTTTCGGAAGAAACGGATTGTCAAAAATCGTATACTTCTGCAGATAAATATCAAGCTCCACATTATCCAGGAACTCTTTTAGCCAATGTGTTGGATGCTCAGGATTGCAACTTCCATCGAAGCAACTATACGGCTTATCAAGACGAGATTTAAGCATTTGAAACACTTCCTTGTTCCACTTTGCCACCTCATCTCCGTAGCAGTATTTAATGGATGCCCCTTGAATCTTTGCCACTTGACTTACCTTTTCTGCGCCAAGGCAATATACAGGCTCTCCACAAACCATTGCTATGTTCTGACTGTTAATTGTTCCGATGAGCTTATCTGTGTAGATTTCTCGCATTGGAGCTAAGACATTTCGCTCGATAGAGCTTTTTGATACTCCGAGGATGACGTTTAGTCCTGGCTTTCCAGCTCTCTCCCGGATTCGAAACGGTATAACGAACGCAGTATCTACATAAGACTTTCCAGAACGCACTGCACCGGACTTAAAATTCCAACGGTGCGTCGCATTTACAATATACTCATTCTGTTTCTTGCTTAACTGCATTGTTCCTCAATTCCTCCAAGATACTGTCTAATCTGTCAATTGCTTCATCAGATTCATTCTCTCCCGTCACCGCTTGTTTCCGTGCCTGTTTCAGCTCGGTGTCTGCTTCGCGATTTCTCCTATTCTCGTCCGGATCCGGTGACTGACCTGAATACTTCGCTACAAACGTGGCTGCCTTTGTATTGCCAGCCATCGCTTCTTTTATTTGTGCCATCAACAGAGCCGATTCCAAAGTGCACTCTACACCAAGTGCCTCCAGTACCGGCTTCCATTCTTCATTGTCTATTTCAGCGGTAAGCAGCATGTTCAGCGTCTTCCGGAAGTCTGCTTTCCTACGCCTTGCTTCTCCACTTGCTTTGCCACCTTTTGATGTAATTACCCGTAGTTCTTCCGTTGTTCGCTTATCAAATCCTTTATCTTTTATGTTTTCATACCCTGCCACTTCACCACCTTCCAATCTATCAATTTTCTATCTCTGGATACAACAGGAATCGAACC